ATAAAAGTGAAAAGTGCGGTAGATTTCTTATAGTGTTTCACCGCTGCTATTAGTAAGTTCTGTTTTGCCTCTTTACATCTAATCATATATCCAATCCGTTAAATTGCTCTAGTGCGTGTTTGTGTTCGTCTGATAGTTCGAAAATTAAATCACCGTATTCAAGTTGATAAGTGCCGAAAGACATTAGGAAGGCGACTGCTGGGTCTATCTTGTTTGCGGCTTTCTTCTTGTTCGGTTTAATATTGGCGTTCGCGTCTGTTTCCATAACTACATTTGATAAAGCCCACGCAAGCACTGGATCGCCATTGTGTTCTATCATTTGTCTGTTTATTAAAACTTCCGCACTTTTTGCCACTGGGCTAAATCGTTGGTATGTTTGCGGGAATGGCTCTACTTCAAGCCCAGCCGCTTGTAATTGTGTTCGTAAATGGGTTGCGTTCCATACATCAAAGCCTGTCATTTTGATATTGAAACGTTCAGCATCTTTCAGAATATCGTCTCTGATTTTGTCGTAGTCGATGCAATCCCCTTCCGTTGCTATTAGCCAACCACTGCGCACCCAGTTTCGATACATTGCGCGGTTTTTATTTGCCACGTTGTTAAGTTGGAATTCGGGAATGTAGTGTCGTGTAAGCAAGCGCACTTTGTTTCCGTGTGGGAATGTATAACAAAGGCTTGTTAAGTCGTTGGTACTTGATAAATCCAGCCCTAAATAACAATCTTGATGAAGTAAATCGCTTTCAGTGTACTTCCGTTCACATTGCGCCCAGTTTCCATCACCTAGCCACGGTGTAGAGCCTTGGCACCATACATTAAAGCGCTTAGTTAGCATTTCTACCCATTCGGAAGGAATCCCCCTAGCCTTCTTGATAGTGTTCTCAAAATCAAGGTAAGGAATGGATTTACCTATATTCGGATTTGCTTTTATCCAGTTCTCTTGATTGTCTATTTCGTTTTCTTCGTCTAACTCAAAAATCAACACAAATAAGCTGTCGTTCTGCTCATTTCCTTCAAGGATTTGAGCGCAATAATCATAATGCTGTTTACAGGCTGAAATAACGTTACTTCCGGCTGTTGTAATAGCAAAGAGTAAACCTTCAGGGCGTGCGCCTTGTCCTAGCTCTAACGCGCTATATACGCTGTTGTCCGCGTGTAGGTGATATTCATCTACAATAGCTAAACTAGGGTTAGTTCCTTCAATCGTTGAGGATTTAGCGGCAAGCGGTCGCATAATGCTATTGTTCTTCGGATTGATTAGCTTGTGTTGTTGAATGTTAAGGCGTTTTTTCAATGGAGCTGAAAGTAAGCACATTTGACGGGCATCATCAAAAACAATCCTAGCTTGATCTCGGCTAACGGCCGCGGTGTATATATCCTGTTGTCCGCCTTCCATCACTAGAAACCAGTTAGCTAAAACGGCTGCTATCGTTGATTTAGCGTTCTTTCTTGCTACTTGAACGTAAGCGGAGCGATATTTTCTTAATCCTGTGTCTTTACGCTTAAAGCCTAGAATGTTGGCAAAGAGAAAGACTTGCCAATCTGAAAGAATAATAGGCTGTCCGCGTAAGTGTCCTTTAACGTGCGGGCATAGTTTCGAGAAAGCTAAAAACTTATTAACTGCTCCATCATCAAAGAAATAATCGGGATTGTTTAAATCGTTAAAATAACGCTCTACGGCTTGTTTTATCTTCTTACAAGCCACTAACTCACCCGATTTGATTTTCTCTGCGTATGCTTGCCATATTTCCATATTTCGCCTACATAGTTAGGATTTCATCTAAGATATCGTTTTCATCTACTTCAATAGGATTTTTTCTGCGGCTTACAGGGTCGAAACCTAGCAATGATGACATCTTAATCATCACCTTTTCGGCATCTGCTTTCGCTGACAAAGCTGGATTTCTTGATTGAGTGCCTTGACTATTAACAATAATGAAGCCATTTTTGGCTAAATCTGCTACGGAATGACGCCAAATTGCGTAGTTTTCGCAATAAATTTCAAGGTTCGTTAAATCTTCTGCCTTAATATCGCCACGCTCTGAAAGTTGTTTAATTCGGCTTTTCCATTGGGTTTTAGCGATACCATCTAAAAAATCAGGGGTTTTATAGTTTCTTCTCTTACTCATACATTTCCTTATTTTCAAAAAAATTGCCTTGCGTAAAAATTGAGTTGGGAGGGCGGTTCTGACGGCTTGAGCCTTTCTTTTTTAAACTCCCCCCACCCGTCTAATCATTCTTTTTTCGCTCCATATCCGCGTTGGTCTATTACTCGTGTTTTGTAACTGTGACAATTTCGGCATAAAGCTTGATGATTAGATTCAACCCAGAATAGAGGGTCTGCCTGTCCGTTCTCTACTGGCTTAATGTGGTCTATTACCGTTGCTGGTGTGTAGATTCCTTTCTCCAAACACATTACACAAAGCGGATGAAAGCGTAAGTATTGCGCGCGGTACTTGCTCCACTTATGGTCATATCCTCGCGCGCTACTGCTGGCTCTTGTGTCTTTGGGCTTATGTTCTTCGCATCTACCGAACTTAACTTTGTTTTTACAGTTAGGATAGCTACATCGTCTTAATGGTTGATATGGCATATCGGTTACTAAATTCTTAGTAAGCGCAAGGCTCACGGTAAACATCCCATAGAGATTTAACAGTCATAGGGATAAGCGTTTGAGGGGCATCCGTTGTTATTTCTCGGTTACTGTATAAATGCCCGATATACATTAAACAGCCCACTTTTATAGCTGGGGTAAAAGGAACGGTGTTTTCTGTTTCTTCACTACCAAAGGTTTTGCCTATATGCTTTTGGCATACTTCAAAGGCTGCTACCTTATAGCTCTCGATTAAGTCATCATCTAAATCATGATCTACGTTTAAATGCTGCTTAATTTCTTCAAGCGTTAAATCAGTTTTTTCCATTGGTTACCTCTTTACAAATAAGTTGTAATTCCCTGTGTGATTCCTTGCTATCAATGATGCTGGTTATTTCTAAGTTGCGATTACCGTATTTCACGCGCATTGTGTTATCCACATTCGTTCCGTATCTAATACGGATTCGCACAATGTTTTCATTCGTTACGCTTGCGCTAGCAAAGAACTCTCTACCCTGTAACGGTTCAACCGCTGCGCGTATATTCGCAACGGTTTTCCACTTACTTACAAATCCGCCATAATCATTAGTTTCGTTTACTTGTTTTTGTAAACTTATCGCCTTGTTATATTTACCGGCTCTAATCATTCTAGGCATCGTTCACCTCGTTTTCGTTTACGCTGTCATTGCGTTTAACTTCTACGGTTTGTTTCCATGCTTGGCTGAATTCATCACCGCCAGCATAAGGCGGCAAGCCTTCACGTCTGCGCACTTCATTAGGTGACATTACGCCCGCTTTAATCGCCACATCATAGCTATTGAAACGTTCGTTTTGACTGGTGCGGAGTAAGTCGCTTGTGTCAAATTCGATTAAGTGCCGTTTCTTGCTACTGCTCGTTAAGTCAATCATTAAGGCATCTTTAAGCTGTTGTTCAAAGTTAGTCAGCCATGGGCGCAAGGTTTGTGATAAGAACGCTCTACTAGCCTCACTGAAATTCGCATAACTACTATTTGAATAGTCTTGTAGAAAAATCGGGCTTATGTTGTAGATTCGGGCTATATCGGAAATTGTGAAGGTTCGACTTTGTAACCATTCGGCATCTTGGTTTGTCATGCCTAATTGTTTGTATTCCATTGAGCCTTCAAGGATTGGTGTTTTGCCCGCGTTCTTCGCGCCTTTGTAACGCTCTAAGGCTTTCACTGCTTTCTGTGCTTTCGCATCGTCTAACCATTCAGCCGTTGAGATTAATCCGCTTGCCATCAATCCGTTTTTCATAATTGATGCGCCGTGTCGTTGTTGTGCTAAACCTAGTCCAATCGTTTCACGGCAAACTGTCACAGGTGAACGCCCCATAAATCCATCAAGGGAACTATGGCGTAGGTGTAACATTTCATCTTGAAGGTAGTTTCTAGTTACTCCGTTTAAGTCCGTTACTTGGTAAATATGTTCGCCTGTTACTTTACGGAAGATATTTACCGCACTTGGTTGATAGGGAGTAAGGCTTATTGGTTCGCCTTTGTTATTCCACTCAATCACTGCGTAAGCATTACCAGTTAGCAAACAATGGCGCATCATCGTATATTTGAACTGGTAAGGCGTTTGATTTCGGTTAGGCATTTCATTTAAAAGATATTCAACCGGATGACGGTAGATTCTTTCGCGGCCATCTTCTTTCAGTGCGTACAGATAACAAGGCATAGATGCTACCGCCTCGGCAATCACTGTTACGGCGTTCATAACCGCTGGTAGAGCCTCTGCCGTTTGTGGGCTGACATATTCGCCCGCGCCTGTATTATTTACGCCCATGTAAGATAGGAATTCATCAATAGTGATTGGTTCGCTGCGTTGCTCTTTTCGTCTAAAAGGATTCCACATATTAAGCCTCCGCCACATCAAGCCAGCGTTTTAAGATAGTGTTTGATTTACCCTGTGTTTGTTCTTTTGCTGCGACCATTGAACGCTTAGCGATTTCAACACTGCTTTCCGGATAGGCTGGAATACTTGTTACTGTTACCTCAAAGAGATCTGCTTTAATTACATTTCTTTGATAAGGCTCTACATCAAAATTCCATTCTTCTTTAATCGCTCTGAATCCGAAAGACATCCCTGTAATATCACCGCGGGAAACGCTAACTAATAAATCTTTTCCGATTGTTGTATCGGGCGGAGTTAGTTCAAAGCGTAAGCCGATTGAATCTTCTTCTAGCTTTAATGTTCCCGCACTTGTTCGACCTAGTAACTTGGTGTAGTCATGTTCAAAGAGTGCTCGCACATCTTCGCCACTCGCTAGGCTGTCGCTGAAAGCTTTAGGCGCAAAGGATTCCACAAAATCACAGTAAAGCACTTGTGAAGGGCTATTCCATTTCACCGCATAACCGACTAGCTTTTGATTTTCTTCATCGGCTGAAAGTGTTGCGGAGCGGATTTCAAATTCTTTATTCATATTTCACCTATTAAGCAAAAAAAGGGGCTTTCGCCCCTCTATGATTTATGCTGTTGTCTCAATCACTTTGATAGCGTTTGAATCTACTACGCCACCGCCTAAATATTTATCGGTGTGTACTTTGTAGAATCCCGGTTCGGTTAAGTTGTCCGGACGGGTTCGCACGCCTGTTTCGTGATCTACAATGAAATATCCGCGTTTGAAGTCACCGAAGGCAATTACTGCTTTATTTGCTCCGCCTGTCGGCATTGTTTCTAAGAAGTGGACTGGACGACCTAATAATGTTGCTGGGGCATCGGCTGTTAAACCATCGCGCCAGATATAATCGCCGTTTTTGTTTTTAAGTTTTTGTAATGCTGCTGCAATCGTTGATGACATCACCCAAACCGCATTTTTACGGTATTTGCTATGAAGTGTATAGAACGCATCGATTAAAGTATCCGCATCAATCTTCGCTACGCCAGCTACTTCAATTTTTTGAAGTTTGCCAAATTGGCGTACTTTGTCATCTTCGGTTGTGCGTTGGTAGGTTAAGAAGCCTTTTGATTTCTTGTTACCATCACCGGAAGTTAAATCTGTTTCTTCTGTTTCTGTGAAGGTTTCAGAAATTTCATCAGTTAGCCAACCTAAAACATCAATGCTTGAGAAGTCTAAGATTTCTTGTGTAGTCTTAGGATAAGCATAGATTGAATTTAAAGCGATTGTTACTTCATGAAGTTTCGGGCTTGCTGTGCCGTTGCGTGCTGTGCCTTCTGTTCCGTGTTCTACTGCTGCGCCGCCAGCCGATACTAATTTTTTGTATTCTTTAGCTCCAACCGGTAAGCGTACTACGTTACAAAGTTGGCGCATTACGCTATCGTCTGTTAAGCGTTTCATTACATCTTTGTCTAACTGTGGGATAACTGAATAACCGCCATCTTCACCGTTAGCCGTAGTTAAATTGCGAAGTTCACCAGTTTTCACATAATGGCGTAACTCATCATTTGAAAATTGTTTCATGTTGCGTTGTTCTACCTGTTGAGATTGTTCGTTAAGGTTTCGTTCTTCATCAGCTACTGCCTCATATTTGCTGATTTCATCAGTCATCTGTTTGACTAAATCTTTCAGCTTTTCAAAATCTACTGATTCAGATTCATTCAATGAACGATTTTCTTTTTCTGCTTTTTCAAGCATTGAGCGCATTTCTGCGACTTTTTCCGCCTTTTGTTGGCGTAACTCAATTAGTTTTTTAAACATATTCATCTATTCCTTATGAGATTTCTTAGTCTAAATTTAGACGACTT